TTGATGGGTGCAGCATATCTTGAACAGTACGAAGATGCTGTTATGTTATTCTATGATTCAGAGTTTGGTTCACCTCAACAGTATTTCGAATCATTTGGTATTGATACTGATAGAGTATTACATACACCAATCACTGACGTAGAGCAACTCAAGTTTGATTTAGTTGGTCAATTAGAGAATATCGATAGAGACGATAAAGTCGTTATTGTTATTGATTCAATTGGTAACCTAGCATCCAAGAAAGAATTGGAAGATGCTATCAACGAGAAATCAGTTGCTGATATGTCAAGAGCTAAAGCATTGAAGGGACTGTTCAGAATGGTCACTCCTTATCTTACTATGAAGAACATCCCTTTGCTTGCTGTGAATCATACTTATCAAGAGATGGGTTTATTTCCAAAGCAAGTTGTTGGTGGTGGAACAGGTATCTACTACTCAGCTGATAACATCTGGATTCTAGGTAGAAAGCAAGATAAAAAAGGAACTGAAATCAAAGGGTATCACTTTGTTATTAACGTTGAGAAATCAAGGTTTGTAAAAGAAAAGTCTAAGATACCTGTAAGTGTTACATGGGAAGGTGGTATCGAAACCTACTCAGGTCTACTTGAAGTCGCACTTGCTGGTGGCTATGTTACTAAACCAAATGTTGGTTGGTATGCAAAAGTCGATATGGAAACAGGCGAAATTGAAGAAACTAAAGTAAGAGAAAAAGATACATTACAGAAAAAATTCTGGATGCCAATCTTTGAAAATACTAACTTTAAAGAATTCGTAAAAACTTACTACTCAATAGGACATAAGCCATTACTTGATATTGACTTAGACTTAGAGATAGATAATGTATAATGTTTCTGAAAAAGACTACTCAATAGTAGAAAATAATGAAAGCGCCTTCCAAGGCGTTCTTCTTAAGACTGGAACTTGGAAAGATGTAATAGTTGTCTATGGACAAGTTGGTATCAGAGAAGACGAATCTCTTGATATGGCAACACTTAGCTTTAATTACACAGTCCAAGATCCAGCAGAATTTAGTATAGAAGAACTTGATAAAGACGAAACATTTAAAAATTATCTTGGTTCTATACTACAATATATAATATCAGATTCTTTACAATACGCTGAAGAATCGAAACAAAAAATCATAGGAAAGGAAAATGACAAATCAACTACCGACACACATACTCAATCATCTTCTCAATAATGAAGATTTTTGTAGACGTGTAGTACCTTATCTCAAGAATGAGTATTTCGAAGGTACACATAAAACGGTATTCGATCTTATTGTTTCTTTTGTAAGCAAACATAATAAACTACCAACCTCAAAAATACTTGAGCTTGAACTTAAAAAGATTAATGCTCCTGAAGATGTGCTCAATAATGCATCAAGGTTGGTAAATGAAATAGCTGAAAAGTCCGATATAGATACTGATTATCTTTTAGATGAATCAGAAAAATGGTGTAAAGAGAGAGCAGTTTATAATGCTATCATGGATTCAATCCAAATCATAGATGGCAAAGACAACGAACGAAGTGAAGGTGCTATACCTGAAATACTTTCTAAAGCTCTTGGTGTTTCATTTGATGAAGCAATTGGCCATGACTATATTGACAACTCAGAGGAAAGGTTTGAATTCTATAATAGAAAAGAAGATAGAATACCATTTGACCTTGATTACTTTAATAAAATTACGAAGGGAGGCTTACCCAATAAGACCTTAAATATCGCGCTAGCCGGTACTGGCGTGGGTAAGTCTCTATTCATGTGTCACTGTGCAGCTGGAGTTCTTAATCAAGGTAAGAACGTTTTGTACATAACAATGGAAATGGCAGAAGAACGTATTGCAGAACGTGTCGATGCTAACTTAATGAATTTGCCGATTGAATCACTTGGGTCATTACCTAAAAATGTATTCGATGATAAGATTGGTAAGATAGCGAAAGCTGCTACGGGTAAACTTATAGTTAAAGAATATCCTACTGGCTCAGCTCATACGGGTCATTTCAGAGCTTTACTTAATGAGCTTCGTCTCAAAAAGAACTTTAGTCCTGATATGATCTATATTGACTATTTAAATATTTGTGCATCAAGTCGTATGAAAGGCATGGGCGGAAGTATAAATAGTTATACCTATATAAAAGCAATCGCGGAAGAACTTCGCGGTCTTGCTGTGGAATTCAATGTACCGATAGTCTCGGCAACTCAGACCACGAGGTCTGGATTCAGTAATACTGATGTTGGACTTGAAGATACATCTGAATCTTTTGGTTTACCTGCAACGGCAGATTTGATGTTTGCTCTTATTTCAACAGAGGAACTCGAAGAACTTGGCCAAATAATGGTAAAACAATTGAAAAATCGTTATAACGATCCAACCAAATATAAGAGATTTGTAGTTGGCGTAGATCGTTCCCGCATGAAACTATATGATGTAGAGGAGTCGGCTCAATCAGATATTATGTCTGACATGATACCAGATAAGCCGATAAACAAGTTTGGTGAACGCGAAAGTAATGACTCGTTTGCCGACTTTAAAATATAAAGGAGAAATATATGAATATGTTAAATACAGCAAAAGCATGGTTAATGTCAAGATGGTCAGAAAGAACATCTTGGGACGGTGGACTTATAGTCGGCCTATCATTATCCTACCTATTACTAGGTGGACTTGTTGACTTAGTAGCTTGGGTAGCCCTTGCTTACGGTGTTTACACTTTTATTGCAAAAGAAGTATAATAACCTTTTATTATGACAATTCGTGGGGGAGTTTCGACTCCCCTTTTTTTCACAAACAACACTTTCTCACAATTAATTTCATTAATTTCACTCGAACCGTTTACAACTGCTCCCAACTGTGGTATAATATACTTATATTTAAAAATAAGATAAGGA